CTTGTGCGTTTAAACCAATAGAATATCCTCCTCTATTTGGTGTTCCTGTTGTCGTATAACCAGCTGGTAACATGAGTGGTACTCCTGCAAATTGACCTGCTCTAAAATCATCTGCTCCACTCATGAATATACGAACTGTGCATGCTGTTGTAGAGTAAACTGCAAATGTGCCTGCACTATAAAGATCCAGTTGTGTTATTGGTAAATTTGTTTGATATGGTATTTCAATATCACATGATATAGCTTGACTTGATAAAATCTCTACACTCATTGGAAAAACGCCTTGTGACAAATTAAATGCAGTCCATGTTTCTGATCCTCCAGATTGTGTGAATGTAGCTGCTTTATTAGTAGCTGCCCCTTGACGTGAATACTTTTTACAGATGTTGGTTGTTCCGTATTTATTTGAAAATGCTACTTCTGTTACATCTACCATTGTCGGTTGTAAATAACTTTGAATCATATCAGCTATTTGTATACTTTGTGTTGTTCCTGTTGTAGTAACATAACCATTTCCTTCACCTGCTAAATATGGTATCCAAAAAATATAAACATTCTGTCCTGGATTCAATGCTGAATCTAAAATAAAACTTGCTCTTAATCCTCCTTTATACACTCTATATGCTGATAAAATAGTCGATTGTGCTTTGTACCACTCAAATAATGCATCAATTAATGCTATTTGTATTGTTGCTGTTGTTGTTAATGTACCAATGCAAACTTTTCTTTTAATCATATCTCTCATTGTGGTAACTGGATATAAATAATCAGTTTGTAAATTTTGTGCTAAGCGTATGCCTTGTATTAAACTATTGAAAGGATTGTATCCTGAGAATTCAAAATCATCACCAAGTGCTAAGTAATTGTTCATTTGTATTGTTGTTGGTGTATTTCCGGGTGCAATTAAAGGATTAACAACATAAACTCCCCAACTACCTATAAAATAACTCATTGGATTATATGTATTAAAACTTTCAGTACCTGTATATGTTGAATTTGGATTACATGCACACCATTCTACTACATGTCTGAATGGTATATCTAATATTACTTCGTTGGATCCCTTATTTATTTCAAATAAAATGCCTTGTCCTGAATATGGATCAATTGTTCCTGTATTTACAGTTGTTGGTAAACTCCCTACTGGTAAACCATATTGAAAAGCAATAAAGACTTTCATTGTATGATATTGTGTACAAATAAATTCAAATTTAAATCTTAATGTTCCCCGCCAATATTTACATAGTCCTGCCCACCATCCTGGAATTTTTAATCGTGATAAGCTTGCTAGTGTTGAAACAACACTGCCTGTTCTGCCACTTGGATAAGTGTTTACCATATCGAATGGTGTTATATTGCCTGTTAATATTGATGTTCCTGCTGCATTTGCATTACTAATTGATGTTGTTTGATCATATGAAAATTTATTCTTAAAAAATCTCAAATCCATTTCATCAAATTCAAAACCAAAATCTTGTTTTCTTGTTATTGCTGTTGAGCGTGGATGTAAATCGAATCTGTTGTGTGGAAATACTCCATCACAATTATTAAAATTATTTGTTACTCTTCTAATCATAGGTTGAGCTGATAGTGTATTAGTAATTGAATCCATTGGTAATGGTATTGATAATTTTGTGTCTAACTCATCACCTTTAAAATTCATTGGTAGACTTGCGTTTGTTGCTTGTTGAATTGAATTACTTACCATTGTAAAATCTAAAAATTGTGCTGAATTTTGTGGATTAATAATTAATGTCTCTATATCTTTTAATTGTGCATACATTGTCCAGTTGACACTTGTTGTTGAACCTGTACCAACTGCCAATGCATTTTGTATTACCAAATAAACGCGTGCGTATGTATTAAAATTTGTTGTATCTGCACCGTAATAATAATATGAGTAATCACCTAACCATGGTACTTCTAAAGTGGCTGAATTATTTAAAGAGGCATAGAATGGTACATGATACAATTCTGTTAATGTATGTGCATAACCACCCTGTGCTATTTCCATCTGTGTAAATGGTTGTGGAAATGGTGTTGTTGCTGCTATTTTATCTGGTCGCAAAACTAATAATAATTTTCCTGAATGAAATGGTGTTCCGTTTAACTCAACTGTAAAAACAACCTTTGCTCTTAAGAATTTAAAATTTCTTAAAATTTGTGTATACTTTGGAATTGCTCCACTAAAAATATCTTGTGGTAATGCAAAAGACTTCAATATAGTTCCTACAGTTCCTGCTGTTGTCCAATTACCAAATGCAATTCTTACTGGTGTATTAACTAATTCTCTTATGTTTGTGTCTTTTTGTGCTTCATTTACTTTAGCCATTGGTGTGTTAAATCCCACTTCATTACATTCATTTGCACAAATTATTTCTTGCATTCCACTTGTTTCTGATTGTTGTTTGCTTGTTGTTGTTACTTCTCCATTAATTTTAATAATACCGTGATTTTCCAATAACACATCCTCCCCAACTTGTGCTCTAATTATACCAAATCGTGATAAATCCTGCATTTCTATTTGTTGTGAGACCATTGCTAAATTTCTAAAATCAAAAGGATCATATATATCAAATTTGCCTTTTCTATGGTATAAATCATCATAGTATCTCCAGGTATTTAATCTTGGTACAAATCCTTTAATTATTAAAAAATTTTTTACTGTTTCTGTAAATTTGTCGAATTCTTGTTTCTCATAAAAATACATAAACATTTGCGCATTTTGAAGTGTCATCATTGTTGCCTCATAGTTAGATACAGGATCACGCACCCACATTACCATATTTTCGATAGTTTCTTTACTCATTAAAGGTATATATTTTCCATTACTATATCCTACATTTCTCTTTAAATATTCTACTTCTTCTAATTGTAAAAATGGTTTTGATATTTCTGTTTTTTGTGCACTTGTAACTTTGATGTTGTGTTCTTTCAAAACTTCACTTATTGTTATGTTATTATACCATTCACCTACTTCTTTTCTTACTGTTGATGTATTATCATCACCATTAACTGCAACTGCTACATTTGCTCTAAATAATTCATATGGTGGTATATATCCGAACTGCTTTTCATGTATTTCCATAAAACTCAACATCATATACATTAAACTAATCCATGAATCTAATTCAACAGTCATTGGTAAACCTGATGGTACTCCATGACTCTTCATATACAATATATTGAATACTACGATAAATGTAAAACAAACCTCATGCATTAATACTTCACGTACATTTGCATTTTCATGACCATCATTATAATAGTAATTTACCATATTAAGAAATATTTTTATTAATTGCCATATTACATTTGCATCAAATTCTTTTATATCATATCCTAAGAAATTACTTGCCATTTTTAATAATCTACCAAATAATTCATTCCAATCATCACTTTCTGGATTTATTCCTGTTGTGAAACCATGTGCTGGTCCTTTTTTATGCAAAAAATTTATAAAGTCTCCGAAGTATCTTCTAAACACTAAAACAAATGGAAAAGGACAACCAATAAAAGCTCGTGTACTTCCTTTCGATACTTTCTCTAACGAGCGTAATTCATCCTTTAATAATGCTGACCATAAAAATGTACATCTTGTTTTTGTTTTTGCTTTTTCTTCATAGTAGAAACAATCATCTAACAACTTTTTTCCTTTTGCTGTAAATTTCCACAATTTTTCACTTTCACAGAATTCCATATAATCTCTTTTACCTGGTTTTACAATTGTTTTTAAATATGGCAAACCACTTGATGAATTTGGATTAATTCTTTCTAAGTTATCCATCCCATTTAAGCACTCATCATATGTTAATAATTGTTTCTTCTCTTTTGTATGACCCATATCATCTAAATATCTACAGCACCACTCTTCTAACTCTACAATGTATTTAGTTTGAAATAATAATGGTTGTTGTGAATACTTCATTAATTGTCGTTCTAAAATTGTTCTATCTACAGGTTCAATTAATCTTTTATCTTTATTACTCAGAACTGCTGGTCCTTTCGTCGGTTTAAAACATCCATATAAAATACTATGTTGTAATTCACTTTTTGTTGGTTGATATAGAGAAAACTCTCTTTCTAATTGTCCTATTAATTTAATGTTACCATCCAATTTACATTCTTGTGTTACATCACATACTTGTGCTCTTATTTCAATATTTACTGATTTTGGTTTTAATTTTTCAATTGCCGCTAAGATTTCGTTTTGTGTTACTAGAATAGCAAATGATTTATTATCTGCTATTGTTGCTGCTATATGCATTCCAATAATTTTTCTTGGTTCTTTATCATCATATCTTACTAAGACTCCTCCGCAATCTCCATCTTGTGTTGTTGCTCTGTATTGAAATCCTCGTACTAATATATACTTTTCCATTCTAGCATAATAATCTTCATTTTGTGTTAGTGATTGAAAAACAACACGTGTTCTAACTATTTCCTTACGTCTTAGTATTAATTCACCATCATGAAAATCATTTGGTGAAGCGTATTTATATAATTCTTCCTCCTTACTGAATTTACCAACTATATCTTTAACGTAGTCTGTACCTGCTTCAAAATCAATTATACATGCATCATTATTAACTTGAATGCAGTTTTTCTTTGTCAAATATGCACTCAAAATTACTTGTCTTCGACCATTATCATGTTGTAAAGCTACTTTAACGTAATATTCATCATCTTTCCATTCTCTTGGTACCAAATGTCTAGGTACTAAATATAGATTTTGTCGAATTGCTAATGCCGACATAACTCCTATTGCTTTTCTACTTCTATCATCTGCTCTTGTTAATACAATTGTTGCTATTGACGGTATAATACAATTTTCAATTATTTCTTTTGCATTTAAATCAAAATCGCCTTGGGCATATGTTATTCCTGCTGATTTAGTAATAACTTTTTTATCTTTAATTTGTGCTGCATCCCATGATTGTGAATTAACTAGTGTTCCATTTTTAATATGATTAATGTATCCATAAATATTAGCGAATTGATCTTCAACATCATTATTTTTACAAAATTGTTTTACATTATCTATTAAGTTATCTGTAACACACTGTTTATATATGTGTCCTACTAAATATGAC